GACGACTTAGACCCTGAAGATACTATTACAGTAGATAAAGCGCGTAAAATGGCCGAAAAGATTGCTGATAAAAAGGCAAAGGAATCGGCGCAAAAATACGTCCAGGAGTATGCGCAGCAACAAACATTGAAAAATGATGAAGATCGCATGCGGTCGAAAGTCGAGGATTATGACTACGTTATTGAGAACTTTGTTCTTCCCATGATTAAAAATGACCCGGCTTTAGCATATAAGATTCAGCAATCCAAAAATCCCGCTGAAACTGCTTACAAGCTAGGAAGAATTTCGGATGAATATGAAGGAGCTACCATGAAACAGCAAACGAGCCCAAAGGCCGAAAAAGTGCTTAAAAACACCTCAAGACCTGTAAGCGGGAATGCCGTTGGTTCCCCCCTCAAAAAGCAGGCCGACGATTTTTCTAAAATGTCTCAAACGGAAATATGGAATCTGTCTCAGAAATATGCACGAGGGGCATAATATGAGGGATTTTAATGACAATTACAACAACCAACTCGCTACCAGCTCCTATTCAGCAATGGTTCGACAACGTGCTTTTAAGCCGACCTATGCCAAAGTTGATTCACAAGCAGATGGCGTTAAAGAAAGAACTTCCACCTAATAGTGGTCGTATTGCTAGATATCGTAGATATACGAACTTGCAAACTGCAACAGTACCTCTCCCAGATTCAGGCTTAACGCCTCCAGGACAGGTTTTGAATGCGGTAGATATAGATGCAAGACTTGACTTTTATGGAACGTACGTAACAATTACGGACCAAGTCATGTTCATCAATCAAGACCCTGTCTTGAACCAAACAGTATCTCTTTTGGCACAGTCAATGAGAGAAACTGAAGATGAACTGATTAGAAATATGTTGGCTGGTACTGCGTCAGTTATTAACTGCACAGGCGGTACTAATGGTGATAACCCAACAGAATTGGCTCGTAGCGATATTGACGCTACTGTTCTTGCATTGCTCGGTAACGATGCAATCATGATCAGTGACAATATTGAAGGTAGCTTGAAATTCGGTACAGCTCCAATTAGAGAAGCTTTTTGGGGTATGATGAATACAGCAATATTGGATGACTTAGAAGCAGTGACCGGATTCGTGTCACAAGCTCAATATCCATCTAATATGAATATTTTGAATGCCGAGTGGGGATCTATTGGAAATATTAGGTTTTTATATAGCTCAAAAGGCTCTTCAAACCCAGCGTCATCCTTGAATGGTAATACGGTATTTAACGTATTTGTAACCGCTCAAGAAGCTTATGCGATGGTTGAACTTACTACCGCAACGGCTAGCTTTATTTATACACCACCAGGCGGACCTACCGATCCCCTGAGACGGTTGCAGTTAGGTGCATGGAAAATGGCGCAAGTACCTCGTATATTGAATGACGCATGGATATTCAATCTACGTTGCACACATTCATAATAGGAGGAATTTATGCCTTTTGCTGAACATTTCATGTTACAAGGACAGTTTACTGTTCCAGCTACACTTCCTGCTAGCGTTAACGTTAACTGCGGATTTCTTCCAACGAAAGTACAGATTAGAGATCAGACCCTATATGGTAACTTAGGAACTGGTTTCCTTACTTTACAAGATGCTTGGTGGGACTTCACAAGCCCAACCAACACAAACGGTACTAGATTAAATGCTGCGGGAACTTCATTGCTTCCTTTTCAGATTAATGCTACTCCGTCTGTTTTGCCACCTCCTCCAGGTATTACCCTGTATGATGGCACAAAGAGTATCTTGAATGGACCTGCTATTGTCGGTACAACTATTGTTAGAGCTACTGGCGTTTTCACAACTGCAACAGCTCACGGGTTTGCTGTAGGTGATACCGTCATTGTTACTAACAACACTGTTATCAAGCAAATTGGTGGAATGATTTTCACTATTGCTACAGTGCCTTCAGCAACTTCTTTCACTGTTGTTGGTGGTGGCTTCTTATTAGTTGGCAGTAACCCTAACTTTACAGCAGACGAGACAGCATATGTTGTGAAAAAAATCGTTGTTGGTCCTTTATTCTATCCTAATAGAGTTCAGATCGACGCGGTCACAGCTGCTAATCCAATGGTAGTAACTGTTAATCCAAACCATCGTTTGACTGTTGGTCAGCAAGTTAGATTCAAAGTACCAAAAGCTTTTGGTATGGTTCAATTGGATAACTTACAAGGTGTTATTACAGCAGTTACAGCAAATACATTAACCTTCGGACCTTTGAATAGCGTCGGTGGTGTAATTGGAGCTGGTATTGATTCAACAGCATTTACGCCATTTACTTGGCCATCTGTTACATCAGTTCCGTTCACATTTGCTTATTTGGAATCTATTGGAGCTGGCCCTAGTGCTACTCCTGTGTCATATGTAAACTTGAATCCTTACAATCAAGACTTCTTGGATGATGCTACGACAAACGAGCAGTTCCAAGGCTTTAATGTGGGTACTGGTTTACTTGCACAAGCAACAGCGACTGTTATCGGTGTCAATCCAGGCGATATTATCTCTTGGACTGCATGGAGAGCAGACGTTTAAAGGATGAGGGGAGAAATCCCCTCTCTTTTTTTAATTAGGATTAAAATAATTTTTATGTCTTTTACACCGCAACGAATGCTTATAACTGGAATTACAAACGCCAATCCGGCCGTTGTTACATGTGCCACGAGCCACAATTTAACAACAGGACAATGCATTCGTTTAAATATTCCAAAATCTTATGGGATGCAAGAAATAAATAATCAAATTGTGCAGATAACGAACCTTACATTGACGACTTTCAGCCTGCAATTTAATCAAAATTTCCCTAGCAATCCGGTGGATTCAACAAATTTTAGTGCTTTTGTAAATGCAGGAACGGGAACGCCTGCGGCTTATGTCCCAGTAGGGTCAAAGCCATCGCCCGTAACAAATACCGATGTTCAAGTATTGAATAATGTCTGTGATTCCTTGATCAATGACAGCATGACGAATACTTCAATTTCACCAATACCATTTTAAAGGAGAATTTATGGCTAAATTAATCACCCCAGAGCACAGAACAAGTCTTTTGCATGCTCCTATTAGTAAGACCCCAGTGAATAAAGATTCATTAGAGGGAATGACACCTGAAAAAGAAAAGAAAGTTACAGGTACTTTCATTAACGTTGAATATCCAGGTCAGCCCGCAAAGATATGCGGACGATACTATAAAGGTATGCAATATTTTTCAAAAACATTTCTAGACGGGGAAAAAGCAGAAATACCTTTATCAGTAGCAAGATTCATTAACGAGAGGTGCCATCACACCAAGCATGACAATCTTACTGATGAAAAAGGAAATTCTATTAAGCAGGATAGGACCTTTCCTAGATATAAATTCATGATTGAGAGCTATTAAAAATGACAACTTGGGATCTTAATAGATTAAGATATACGATTCGTAAGATAACAGGAAAGTTTGATACGACTCAATTGCCTGATTCAAGCGTTGGTGAAATAAGTATCACCAACCCTTCAGGGATTGATGATTATATAAATGATTTTTATCTATACGATATGCCGGAGCATTTTAGAACGCTTCGGCTTAGAGAATTCTTTCGATTCAATACTGTTCCTAATTGTGGGACATATGGAGTTCCACAGAATATCGTTCAGCTATTTGATCCAATTTACGTAGACAATTATCAATTCGCATTTTATCAAAGTCCTGATCCTTTCTATCGCATTTGGCCTGAATTGAATTTTATTGATAGAAATTTATTTACACCAAATGGATCTAACAAAATATTTACATTCACCCTTACTCAAACTCCAGTGCAGCAAGGGACTGTAGTTATCGGTCTACAGCCTAACGTAGATGGGCAAGGTGCTGGTGCATTAGAAACATTTACTGACACAGATCAACCTATTCCATTAGATATACCTGTACAACAATACTTTGTTAATCCAGGCACTTTACTTAGCAATCAATATGTAGGGCCTGTGCCGCCGCCATCACCTGGAATAACCCCAGGAACGGGAACTGTAGATTATTTAACCGGAAAGGTAACACTTTCTTATGTAAATGCCCCTCCAACGGGTGCAAATAGCTCTTGTCATTATCATCCATATGTAGCAAGCCGACCAAGAGATATAATGTTCTGGCAACAACAATTATTTTTAAGACCAATACCCAATGACGTTTACGCAGTTAAATTAATGTCTTACAAACTACCTACGACCGTAATTTCTGCTGCAACCAATGCCACAAGACGACCATCTCTTTTTGTAGACCCTACGACGACTCCCGGATCTGTTCCCACACCTACGACAGTTTCTATACAAGGATTTTCAGGTCAAAGCGGAAGCCTTGCAACAGACTTACCTCAATTTAACGAATGGTGGCAGGTTATTGCCTATGGGGCATCTCTAAAAATATTTATAGAGAATGGGGATCATGAAGAATATGCACTTAATGAACAATATTTTGAAAAATCAAAACTCCTTGCTCAAAGAAAAGCCTTGAAGCAATTGGCAGGACAGAGAATTCAGACAGCTTATTCGGAAGGAAATGCCTCTGGAACTAGCGCGCAATGGCCAATTTATCCATTGTATACCAATGTATTGACTTTACTTATGATTTCAGGCAATATTTTATCTCCAAATGGAGGTTTAATATGCGAATTTGTCCAAAATGTTCTAATCACGAAGTCAATGCAGTTTTTTCAGATAATGATAGATATTGCAAAAGTTGTAGAAAATTTTTAAATGACTTGGCCTCTGAACGTAGAAAGAATCCAAAAAAATGTAAAGAATGCAAAAAAGAAATAAGAGAAAAAGGATTATCGAGAAAAGGTATTTGCTCCAATGAATGCGCAATAAGAGCATTTACTAAAATTGATAGAAATGGTTGCTGGATATGGACAAAAGGTATTTTAAAAGTAGGATATGGTTATATCTCTATTAACAAAGAGAAAATCGGAGCTCATAGAATTTCTTATGAATTATATAAAGGAGAAATTCCAAAAAGTAAAGTTATAAGGCATAAATGTAATGTGAAATCTTGTGTGAATCCTGAACATTTGGAAATAGGAACTCAACGAGAAAACATTCATGATGCGATTAAATATGGATCGATAAAAAGAAAGTTAGATTGGGAACAAGTTAAAGAAATTAGATCCGCTTATGAAAGTGGCGAGAAAATAGCAGATTTAGCAAGGAAATATGGAGTAGTTTACAAAACTCTACAACATATTGTCTTATATAGAAAATGGAAAACAGAAATTTTATGATAACAGTTAAAAATCCAAAAGCTCTTAAGAAAAAATCTACAGGTGGACAACTCACTAAAAGCGGAAGAATTTACAAAAATAACTTGCTCACAATCGATTACACTGCAGGTTATGCACCGACAAGAAGGATGATATAATATGGCTACATTAAAAGATAAACCGGCTCCTACTGACGTTCTTTCTGTCTCGCAAGGAGATATTCAAGGTAATGTAGAATACTTCCAAGGAGCAATGGGAAAAGACCATCAGGTTGTTTTTGGAAATACTGCACCTGGTGGAACAGTTTTTGAAGGTCGTCATA